TCACTTTAATAACTTTACCTGCGTGAGCAGCAAAAGTTAAAGTAGTTTCTGCTGTGATGTTTACAATCGAATCAGGTCCTGCAGTAACAAAACCTCTTTGAGATTTTACTGGTCCTGAAAATGTAGTTTGTGCCATAGTGTATCCTCCTAGTTATTTGAATATCGTCTCTAGGCCGTCGACTATACGCGTCGATATTCAATTTAATGTATAGTGGTAAAATTATATACTAGATTTAAGTAGAGCGCAAGAGAGCCTGTAATGTGGATTGAATTTTTCCAACGATGTAGCTTTTTATTAAGTAGCTACGGAAACTTGTGGAGCAGCCTCTTCAACTTTATTTCGCAAATGCTCTTTTTGAGCTTCTGCCATTTTAATATGACTTAAAACATCTCTAACTTTTCGATCTATTTTAACCATATTGAGAGTATATCTACCCTCTTTAAGATGCTCTTGCTCCCACTGTAGATCCAGACCCCTTTTCTGTTGATAAAGGTCGTTTAAGTGTTGCATCATTTTCTCCATCGATAACCTCCTCATAGGTTATTCTGTTTACCTTGGGATCATTCATTTCTCCAAGATACTCCCATTTTATATCAGATTTTCCTAGTCTGTCAACTATGGCATTTTCTATATCTAAAGGAAGATCTAGAGACTCTATAATAAAATCAGCATGATACTGATATGCATATATCTGTACTCTAAATTGTCGTGGGTGCATCTATTCTTTCTATTATTGAAATGAGGCGGGATTGTGTCCCGCCTCAAAATCTTGGTTATTACGCACCTTCAACGCCGAAGATACCTCTAGGGTCTGATACTCCAAACGAGTATCTTTCTCTAGCTTTGTATCTGACATTTCCAGTATCGAAATCACCTTCCATCGCAGTGTTTAATGGAGCTCTTGTGAACATTTTCATACCGTTAGGTACGTCTGTAATGATGTAAAATGCATCAGAGTCAGTTAAGTAGTTGTTAACTCTGTATCCTTGCGGAACCATACCCATAGATACGATTGCATTGATATCATTATCAGCTGTTCCAGTTCT